GCCGTGTCGGCGTTGTTGTAAGTAATGGCTTTAGCCGTATTGATAACGGTCGCCGCTTGAGTCTGGGTTGAAAAAAACGACCCAAAATTTACCACGTTGGGTTCGGGATAGCGGGGCATCAGTTTAAGCGCCTGTATCTCCGACTCCAGCACCGGCACGGTGTCTTCTACCGTAGCCGCCAATGCCGGGGTCAACTCAAGGTCAGCCGTCGTAATCTGCGTCGTGCCTGCGCCTGTCAGCGTGAACTGGTTGTTTAGAAACCTAAACCATTCACGCGAAATAAGGCCCGTCCGCTCGTCAATGAACGGTACGCGAGGCGCCGGGATGTTAGTGATGTTAGGCATTGGTTCCGGCTATCCTGAGTTCAGCGCCCATGATTGCCGTCACCATAGGGTCGGCGGCAGATACTTCGTACACGCGATCGCGCGACTTGAGGGTTGCGCCAAGCCGACGCCAGATAACACGGGTCTGCGTTGCGCCAATCGGCCCAAGCGACTCCCACCGCTCGTAGCTCCAAGTGTGCCCGCCATCGTCCGACCAGCGCAGCATGACCTGCGGATTAACGACGCTGTTCTCCGGCTCGCCCTCGACAACGATGTTGCCAAGGTCTTGCTGCAAGATGTACCCAGGCGCTTGTTGCTCAAGGAAGCCGGGGTCGTCGTATAGCCCGCCCACGCCCGTCTGGCAGTCAAGCTGCAACTGGTGGTGGATGGTACGGGTTAGGTTGTTCTGGCCGGTCGGCAGCGCGCGCCATGTCCGCAGCCATTTCTGCAACTGCGTGTCATCGCGGAAATACCGCAGGTCAAACTCGTAGAGACGGCCATCTTGGAAATCTCCCAAAATCGGCTTGCCCTTAAAACGGGCATGACAGTTTGATCGATGGCGACGGAATTGACCTTTCTCAAACGCTGCGCGTTCATGCCAAGCGCCGGTCGCGGCGTCATACACCCAAGTGGTGTTGGCCGTCGGGAAAATCAGCACGTAGAACGCGTGGCCGTCTTGCTGATACGTATACGCGATGGCGTCAGACAAATCAGTGTAGTTTTGGATGGCGAACTCGACCGCATGGGTCGAAACGCGCACGCCTTGGTAGCCTTGAGCGCGGTAGACGACGCCTTGACCGCGAGCGTCAGCGCCGAGCCAAAACACACTATTGTCGAGCTTGGCAACCGAGTACGGCGCGATACAACCGATCTCGTTGTAGGCGCCTTGGATGCGCGTCAGCGGAAAGTCAGGATCGCCCGAGTTGTACCAAACCTCAACCGAGTTCGTGCCAAATAGCCACGCCTCGCGGTGGTCGATAATGATCGACACCAAACCGTCCGGTGAGCCCTCGGCGCTTGCAAAGTCAAGCGGGTCGATGGAAAGACCATCGAGCAGCGCCGTCACCCAGATGCGCTGGCTGTTCGGTTCGTTGAAGACGAAATAGCCGTCTAAGTAGCCAACCGTCACCGCGCCGGGGAAGTCAGGGTCGGTGATCTTTTGGAAGACGTTGGTATTGCTGTTGTAGATGTATCCATCAGGGTTACACGCTACAAAAATTTGAATACCGTTGTCCGCCATCGACACCGGGCCGGTGCCCGTAATGTCGCCGAGCTTGGTAACATTTAAGTTACCGTCAACCTTGTAGAACTCGCTGCCCGAGGCGACGTACAGGCTGTCTCCCAAAGGATACAACGCACGGATGGGGCCAGAGCCCACCTCCATGTACTGCCGCAAGCCGGGGCACCGCTGAAGGTACGCAGGCTCTTTGCCGGCCTCGGGGATGACCTCGGGGTAGAGGTTTACCATCCGAGCATCGGCGGCGTTTACGCTGCGCGCAACGTAAGACGAGCCCAGGATCGGCGTCTTCATTAAAAGTTACCGGCGTAGATGTTGTACCGATTGCGACGGGCGATGATGCTGTACGGCATCGCCATAACGTTGTTGGGGTTGTTGATGCGCTTGAGGTTACGCTTGCTGTACATCGCAACGCGGCGCACGTCCGGTGCCGGCTCAACGCCAAACTCCGGTGCCAACTCCAACGCCAAGTTATACCGAAACGCCCGAAGGTACCCAGGCGGCATGAGGATTTCGGTGCTAAGAGACACAGGGTCCAACAGCCGCTGCACCGAAATGAAGTGGAACTCCAACATCCGATTTGGCACCGGATAGACCGACATAGAAATGTTCGGAAACGTATTGTTGACGAACATCACCTGCGGATAGGTGCTCTGCACGGTCTTGACTGCAATGTTGTTGTATTGCAGCTGGTTGATAAACTTGATGCCGTACGACACGTTTGTGGACGGGTCACGGAAAAAGGTCGAGTCATCAAGCAAAATCGGACGCTGCGCCACATTGTTCCCGTCTTCGACGGAAATGTAGTCATCGTCTTGCGTGGTAATCGGCACTTCGCTTTGAGTGCCGATGACGTACACGAAATCGCCCGTCGGGCCAAGCGTCTGAATACGCTCCCCAGCGGGCCAGAAATAGGTCTGGTCTTGCGTACAGAACACGGCGAGACGCTCGGTGTTCCAGCTATCGACCATTTGGTCAAACGCCGACAGGGCGTCTTGGGCCATCGCAGCCGAAGGCGTCTCGCCTTCAGCCAGGATACCGAGCAGACGCAAAGCTCCGTTAATCTGATCGCCTGCGGTTGCCATAACTTACTCTTTCCTCTTGCGCCGCGCCCTTAACTCGTTACTGGCCGCAACAGGTTCCGGCGACGCAGCAGGTTCATCCTGCCGCGCCGCCGGTTCCAAAGGATCATACTCCTCCCAACCGTGCTCGTAGTCCATAGCCGCCTCTACATCCGAGATGGCGATTTTCAGTCCGTGAACCGGGTGGCGAAGATATATGTTCATTCCGATTTTACCTCTAACGCTTCTCCGATTTCTGGAGCTTCAATACGGTTCACCAACATCTTGTAGGCTGAGATTACCGCTTGACATTGAGAGATGTAAGTCTGTGACTTGCCAATCTCCTGTTCCAAGGAATCAATCTCAATCAACAAAAACTCTTTGGTGATTTGCATTTACACCACAGCCATCAGATAAAACGTCGTGCCTGCATCCGTCACGCACGCAATCTTGCGGTTCGGCGTGGCAGAAGTGCCACCCAGAACAGCGACCATTGCGGCGGGAAGGTTGAGAAGGTTTGTCACCGTGCCCGAGTTGCTGTTCGATGCGCGAATGAACGCAGCAGACCCCGGCAGCGAAACGCTGCTTGGGAAGTCCGAATCCACGTTCAAAGACGCAAGCGTACCACCAGGGGTTACACCCGAGGCCACACCGAGGGTCGCACGGATCGCGTTAGCCGCACCCGAAATCGAACCACCCGAGTTGACCGACAAGCTGATGTGGGCGCCATTGGTCGTCTGTCCTGCGCCCTGTGCCGCAGCCACCGTTGAGAACGCACGCAGCGTCTCACCAGCGCCAGCCCCTGTGAAGTTCACACGGGAGTAAATCCCGCGAACATCGCCAGAGGCGTGCGAAGCCGTGACATAGAACTGGTTGACGCTGCCCGCCGAGGACTGCGCAACCGGAGAAGAAGACGGGCCAGAAAACACACCACCTGTAACAGTGACGCTTTCAAACTCAGGGTCGGCAAATGCAACGCCAACCGCCTTAGTATTAGGCATACAAAATACTCCTATGAGCAGTGCCCCCTACGGTATCACCCGTAGGGGGCGTTTGCCATTACGAAATGCGGTAGACAGTCCAAGCGCCGTCGCCGGTCTTGCGGCAACGGAAGTGGCCCGACGTACCCGCCGAAACCGCGCCCGCGCCCACAAGCGTCCAGCCCGTGCCAACCGCCACCGTAATCGCATCCGAACCGGCCGCGTCGATGTTGATGACAAAGAAGTCGAACGCCGCGTCCACCTTCTCAGCGGACGAGTAGGCCGCCTCCCAAAGAGCAACGGTCGGAAGGACAAGGTTGCCCGCCGTGCCGTTGAAGGTGAAAAGACCGTTCGCCAGCTGATCCGGCGTCGCAGTCGCACCCGCCGTGAGCGCCGTGGGGGCGCCCTGCGGGAAGATCAGCGGTTCGCCGACATTACCAGCACCAACCTGGTAGCCACTAGTACCGTTAGGAATTGCCATTTTTAGTTACTCCGTGAATAAGGTTAAGAATTAGCCCCAGATGCGGCAGGCCATCTGCGGACGGATCACCGAGTAGCCATACAGCACGTCGATACGGCAGGGCATACGGTCGTTGTTGATGTCGTACTGACGGACAACGCGCATGGAGATGCCGTTGTGGACCTGACGCGACGCCATGTCAACGCCCTGCGGGAGCAGGAGGTCGGCGGTGGCAAACGTGATTGCGTCCTTGTGGTACACCAGGTTCTGAGCGTACTGGCCGCTAGCGGCGCCCACGTAGGTCACGACATCGTTCGCGGCCGGCAGCTTGCTGACCGTGGCGAGGGCGTGCGTCGGGCCGTAGACCGCCGGCAGGAACTCCACGTCCACGAACTCGGTAGCAGCCGAGGTGACGGTGTTCTGCACAACGAACTGCTGCAGCGAACCGGTGGACTCGCGGGTCTGCGGGTTGACCGCAAACACGCCAGCGATGGTGAACACGTCGCCGGGGACGAGGGTGAGGCCGTCGGTCACGTTGTCGAGCGTCAGCTTGGTCGCACCGTTGACGAGCGTGGTCTTCACAATCGGGGTGTCCGAACGCGAGGCC